CTGTGAGGTGGGCGTGCTTCATGCTCCTGGCCCTTCCGGAGATATCTCCATGCGCCTTTGCATCTATGAAGACAGCAATGTCTCCAACCTCGATCCGCTGACCCAGGCCCGGACTGTGGCCAGCCTTGCCGGTCTGTTCAACCCGGCCACTCGCATTTCCGAGCAGTATGACTCTGGTGAGATGATTAAGGCCCTAGGCTTTGAGTGGTTCATGGACCAGACGGTGATTAAGCATACCACTAGTGCTTATTCCGGCTCCCTTACCGTGAATGGCGCTGGTCAGACCGGCCTGACTCTTACGGTCAATGCCATCACCGGCGGCTTCAATGTTGGCGACATTATCACCATTGCCAATGTGAATGCGGTCAACCGGGTGACTAAGGTCTCCACCGGGCAGGTTCGGCAGTTTGTAATTACTGCCGCGGCTGCATCAGGTGCCACTAGCCTGAGCATCTACCCTGCCATTGTGCCACCGAATGCCATGACGGGTTCGGCGGTGCAGTACCAAACCGTTGACTCCAGCCCGGCTAACAGTGCGACCATCAGTGTGGTTACTACCGCTAGCCAAGTTTATCGTAAGAACCTGGCGTATGCGCCGGAGGCCATCACCATGGCGACGGCGGATATGGAACTGCCACGAGGGGTCCATGAGGCCGCCCGCGAGCAGTACGATGGTGTTTCTATGCGTATGATTTCGGCCTACAATATTGCTAACGATCAGTTCATCACAAGGTTGGATGTGCTGTATGGATACCTGTTCATTCGTCCTGAGTGGGTTGTGGCCGTGGCTGATGCGGTCTAAGTAGCATAGAGTTGGGGAGGCATCATTGCCTCCCCAACTTTGCATAGGAGTACCGTACCGTGCCCCTGGTTAAGTCCAAAAGCAAAAAGGCTGTGGGGAAGAATATCGAGATTGAGATGGCTGCCGGGAAGCCGCAGAAGCAAGCGGTAGCGATTGCATTGGATGTGCAACGTAAGGCCGGCGGCAAGTCCAAGCCTAAGTCCAAGTCTACCTAACCCTAGTAGGAACCTTTGCTGATGTCTGGAACTGTGCCGTATGCTGGCGTGTTTGCCTCGATGGACTTTCCGCCGTATCGTTATCAGGAGTATCCGAAGGCTGTAAAGTGCCCGGATGGTAAGGAAGTGGTGGTGGATAGCCAGAAGGCCGAATTGGACCTTGTGGCGTCCTGGGAGCCGGGGGCGGTTGAGGTTCATCCGGCTCTGGTAGAGCGGAACCAGGCATTGGATGCCTTGATTGCCGAGCAGAATGCCCGCCAGAAAGCCGAGGATGACCATAAGGCTGCGCAGGAGGCTTTGGCGGCACTACAGGCCAAGGTGGCCGAGATGGAGCAGCAGCTAAAGCTGTCCACCACTCTGGCCGCCGTGCCCCCGGCTGTTGCCAAGCCTAAGGGATAACCCAATCCTATGGCCTATACCACCGTCACGCCCTATGATATCATTCAGAATGCCCTGGAAGATATCGGGGCGTTCGGTGAAGGGCAGCAGTTGCCGGCCAGTGATGTCAACCGGGCATACCTACGCTTGCAGTGGATGCTGGCCCAGTGGCAGCGTAAGCGTTGGTTGATTTGGCACTTGGTGGACCTGAGTGTGGTCAGCACCGGGGCGCAGTCCTACACCATTGGGCCGAGTCCGAGTGATATTGTGACGGTGACTAGGCCGGATAAGCTGGAGAGTGCCTTTCTACGGCAAATCACACAGAGTCAGCCCAACCAGATTGACTATCCATTAGAGTTGTTGCCGAGTTGGGAAGACTATAGTAGGATTGCGCTGAAGTCCCTCACTAGCTTTCCCTCGTATATTTTCCTGGACTCATCATATCCCCAAGGTAAGCTTTATCCGTGGCCGTTGCCGCAGGCGGCGATCTATGAGGTCCATGTTCAGGTCAAGGAGATCCTTAACCAGTTCACTGGACTGACTGAAAGCCTTACTTTGCCGGAGGAATACTATCCGGCTATGGAATATAGCTTGGCCCTACGTATGGCGCCAACTTATGGTATGCCGGTGAGTCAGGATGTTCGTGCTTTGGCGCGGGATGCTATGAATGTCCTGCGGGTCAGTAATGCCCAGATTGCCAGATTGGTGATGCCGCCTGATGTAGTTCGCCCAGGCATTTACAATCCTTACTCTGACCAAATTCGCTAAACTACTGTAACTTGAAAGGACCACTCCCATGGCTACTGAAGATACCAAATTTGTTACTGGCCCGGATATGTCGCAGCTTCGGGGTTATCCGATCTCTGGCCAGGGCGGTTCGGTCCAGCGGGCGGTTTATATTACCCCAACTGGCGGTAGCCAGACGACTTTGTGTAATGCCTTGCGCAGCCCGGAAGGCACCGCTGATGGTCTGCCAACTGGTGGTGTGAGCATCCCGCTGAATGTGTTTGTGGGTAGTACCGGGTCGGCCTTGCCGGTAGGCTCTGGCGCGGCTGGTGCCTTTGGTGTCGGCTTGGCCGTGTCCTCCGGCGGCACCATTACCTTGAACGGCGAGGTTGCCAATACTGCTACCGTGACCGATACTGCTGTGGCGATGTTCCAGATGCCGCAGGAGTTCATCGTCAGCAACAGCTTTACGCTGAATGCTAATGTGACGCTAAATAGTGCCACCGGGGCGACGTTTACTTCCAAAACCATGAGTGCCGCGGTGTTCCCGGTGTCTGGTGGCACTATGCAGGCGAATCAGATTGCCACGAGTACGGCGACCATTGCGACGGGGAATCTGTCCTATGTGGTCAGCGGGGGCAACATTACGCCAGGCCAACTGTTGGCCATCCAGTTGACCGGCAAGGTGGCGGAAAGCGCCGGACACAACGGTTCTGTGGTCATCAACTCGGTCAGCCTAACCTAAGGAGAGGGGACTTCGGTCCCCGCCTATGGCACTATTGGCGCTTACTTCTGGGGCATACAGCGCACAAAGTATCATTGCCAATGCGCAACGCTGTGTGAACCTATATCCTGAGGCTAACCCACAGGGCACCACCCCGCCGGTGCCCGTTACGCATTATTTGTGCCCGGGATTGCGGTTGCTGACACAGTTTCCGGATGGGCAAACAGTTCGGTGTTTGTACCGTGCCTCGAATAATGAACTATATGGTGTTTGTGGACCATCGGTCTACTGGATCTATATCGACACCAGTGGCATAGCAGCAGGGTTTAACTTCTTGCTGCTGGGCACCATTGCTCCTGGTGATACCCCGGTCAAGATGGCCGATAATGGTCAGGACATACTGATTGTCGATGGGACCTCGGCTGGCTATAGCATCAACCTATTGTCCCATGCCATGTCCGGCGTTGATGCTACAAATAATTCCGGCACTAATGGGTTTGATTTTTCCGGCGGGAATTATGTGGATTTTCAAGATGGTTTTCTGACATTCAATGTGCCAGAGAGTAATCGCTGGGGAGCCTCGGCGGATAATACTTTAGCTATGGACCCATTGAGTTATGCTGAGAAGACCGGCAGTAGGGACTACATTATTGGTCTTGCTGCGGTCCAGCGGTATCAGTGGATCATCGGCACCATTGCGTCTGAGGTTTGGTATAATGCCGGTAATGCGAACTTTCCGTTTGCTGTGGTGAATGGACCGTATATTGAGCATGGATGTGCCGCGCAGTATAGTATTGTCAAGGCGCTTGAGGCGGTCTTGTGGATCGGGCAGGATAAAAACGGCTCGTTTATTGTGCTAAAGGGCGAGCAGTTTCGGGCGCAGAAGGTCAGCAATCCGGCCATTGAGGCAGAATGGAGCACGTATCCAACCATAGCTGATGCGGTCGGATACAGCATTATGTATAAAGGTCATGTCTGGGCGTGCTGGAGGTTTCCGGAAGCAGATAAGACTTGGGTTTATGACCTGACCACTGGCGAGTGGCATGAGCGTACCAGCACGGATAGTGATGAGGTTGAGCACCAGTGGAGGCCGAATTGCTCTGTATATGCTCTTGGCATGAACCTTGCTGGGGACTACAGTAATGGGAATTTATATGAGATAACTGGTGATGAGCGGACAGACAACGGTTCCATTATTGTCCGTCGCCGGGGCTTTCCACATCGTTTGGCCGAATTGAAGCGCGTCCGGCATACTTTGTTCAGGGCGGATATTGCCGTAGGGGAGCCATCGGAGGATAACAGTCCGATTGAGCTTTGGCTGGATACCCCCAGTGCTGGTCCGGATTGTGAAGCGGATGATCCCTTCGGGGCTGGCACCGGCACGACGGAACTTATGTTTCTGGACCCGTATCCGCTGCCACAGTTGACGGATGAACGCATTATTAACCTACGGCTGAGTTCTAACCGGGGACAGTCCTTTGGTACTCCCATACCCCGCACCATGGGCCAACAAGGGGAGTTTCTGACTGACATTCAATGGCGCAAACTGGGCATCGCCAGAGATCGGGTCTATGAGCTTTTCTGGACCTCAACTCAGATTACTGCCCTTAATGGTGCCTATGTTGAAGAACAAGTGGGGGTTAGCTGATGGCCGGCCAGAGCAATTCCGGTGCCAATACTGCAATGATGCCCGCGGCTGGGCCATGGATGCAGGTTAATGATGGTGTGGCTACGCCGACCCAGCAGTTCTATAGTTTTATCTATAGCCTATGGGTGCGGACTGGGGGGACTAGTACTACTACTGGGACTGGTAGTGGTGGGCAGAACTTAGTTGGTGTTGCGGCAGCGGAAGCTGCTGCGGTGGCGGCGGAAGCACAGGCAATCCAAGCAACCAATCTTGCTACCATTGGTCTTGCTGATGGGGATGACTACACCGTTCTGACTGCTCCCACAGTTGACCCAGGCTCTAGTGTATTTGCCCATGCTACTACTGAGGAACCACTTAGTCCGTGGATCACCGATGGGATTATTGAGGCTCTGGCCACTACTGAAGATGCGCCGAATCCTGCGGTTGCGGATGGACTGATGCTGGGGTTGGCTACGACCGAGGACTATGGTGCTGCGCCAGGGGCAGTTCTGGTTGAAGCTGGGCCGTCGGAAGCTATTAGCCAGATGGCC